GAAAACACAACTAAATACGATTTAACAACAGCTTCAGACCTAGAAGATTATTTGAAAGATAACTTTGGAGAACTGAAAACAGAATTTATAACATTTGATTTAAAGGATTATATACAAGTAATTGAAAATGAAAACAAATTCAAATGCTATGATATAGCCATAGTTATTCCCTGGTCTACCATCGAAAATGAGTATTATAATATTAGAAACAGTATAAAATACACAGATGAACAGATAAAAGCATTTGAGGGTTCTATTAATTCGTATCTAAAAAGCATGGCCAACACCGCTATTAGTGCGATGCCTACAAAGAAGATAAGAGGTGGATTTTTAGAGTCAGGGTATAAATATCCTAATTTAAAAATGGATTATTATGAGAATACTATATTTGGCTGGAAAAATTACGATTATTTGACTAGGATTTTCCCTTATTACGAGGATACGAAAATTACTGAATTTCATTGGCACATTTTCAGTCATTCGGGTGCACCACTTGATGAAATATGATAAATAGAGTGCCTACATTTATTTTTTAACAGTTAATATTTATTACTTTTGTAAATCATATGAAAGCATCTGTCCCTCTGTGGGAAGGTGCTTTTTTCATCCCCATTTTTAAGGAGAGTGATGCAAGTGGGAATAATAAAAGGAATATTTAAGGCACGTGATAAACCAAAAGATAGCTTAAGCGGTAGCCGCTACAGCTTCTTCTTCGGTGGAACAACTGCCGGAAAGACGGTAAATGAACATACTGCTATGCAAATGACGGCAGTGTACGCTTGTGTAAGGATACTTGCTGAAACAGTGGCCTGTCTCCCCCTTCATGTGTATAAATATAATAGTTTAGGAGGTAAAGAAAAATATTTAAAACACCCGCTATATAAACTGCTCCATGACGAGCCAAACCCTGAGATGACTTCATTTTCGTTTAGAGAAACGCTTATGAGTCATCTTTTATTATGGGGCAATGCTTATGCTCAGATTATACGCAATGCCCGTGGTGAAGTTATCGCCCTCTACCCTTTAATGCCAAATAAAATGACAGTCGACCGTGATAAAAATGGTCGGCTCTTTTATTTGTACCAAAGAAACACTGAGGATGTTCCAACACTCGGAAAAGATAGTCTGGTTTATCTTGATCCTTCTGATGTTTTGCATATACCGGGTTTAGGGTTTGACGGATTGGTAGGTTACTCCCCTATTGCAATGGCTAAAAATGCAGTGGGCTTATCTATGGCTACTGAGGAATATGGAGCAAAGTTCTTTGCAAATGGTGCTACTCCGGGCGGTGTATTGGAACATCCCGGCACTATTAAAGACCCTCAGAAGGTAAAAGAAAGCTGGAACATGGCATATCAAGGCTCTACAAACTCGCACCGAGTAGCTGTCCTTGAAGAAGGAATGAAATATCAGCCAATAGGTATTTCACCTGAACAGGCACAGTTTTTAGAAACAAGAAAGTTTCAAATAAATGAAATTGCCCGTATTTTCAGAGTGCCACCACATATGCTTGCAGATCTTGAGAAATCTTCTTTTTCCAATATTGAACAGCAATCATTGGAATTTGTAAAATACACACTTGACCCTTGGGTAGTTCGCTGGGAACAAACTATGTGTCGTTCACTTCTCAGAGAAAGTGAAAAACCTACAGTCTTTATTAAATTTAATGTTGATGGCCTACTTCGCGGTGATTATGCAAGTCGTATGAACGGTTATGCAACAGCAAGACAAAATGGCTGGATGAGTGCTAATGACATACGTGAGCTTGAGAATCTCGACAGAATACCTGCAGAACTTGGAGGTGATCTCTACCTCATTAATGGAGCTATGACAAAATTACAGGACGCTGGTGCGTTCGCAAAAACTACAGAAAGAGAGGAAACCAAATGAAGAAATTCTGGAACTGGGTCAAGGATGAAAATTCTGATACCCGAACGCTCTACCTCGACGGAGTAATTGCCGAAGAGTCATGGTTTGATGATGATGTCACCCCACATGTATTCAAAGCTGATTTGAATGCCGGTGAGGGTGACATTGTTATTTGGCTTAATTCACCTGGTGGTGATTGTATTGCAGCCAGTCAAATTTACTCAATGCTCATGGACTACAAAGGCAAAGTAACTATAAAAATTGACGGTATTGCAGCTTCTGCGGCTTCAGTAATTGCAATGGCAGGAACTACAGTTTTAATGGCACCTACCGCACTGATGATGGTGCACAATCCCCTAACAGTGGCTATCGGTGATAGTGAAGAAATGCAAAAAGCCATTTCAATGCTATCAGAGGTAAAAGAAAGCATCATCAATGCCTATGAGATAAAGACCGGCTTATCAAGGACCAAGCTTTCACATCTCATGGATGCAGAAACTTGGCTTAATGCAAATAAAGCAATTGAACTTGGCTTTGCAGATGACATTTTGGAGGATGAGAAAAAACGTGTCCAACAAGGTGATTTCACCTATGCCTTTAGCCGCAGAGCTGTCACAAATTCTTTACTTAATAAGGTGTGTCCTAACAATACCAAAAAAGGTACAACCGCTGACTCACTGGAAAAGCGGTTAAACAACATCATTCATTAATAGGAGGAAAAAATAATGAACAAGATTTTAGAACTGCGTGAGAAACGCGCAAAAGCATGGGACGCTGCTAAAGCGTTCTTAGATACAAAACGTGGCACAGACGGACTTATCTCCCCTGAAGACGAAGCGACATACGACAAAATGGAAGCCGATGTAATTGCTCTTGGCAAGGAAATCGACCGCTTGGAAAAACAGGCCATATTGGATGCTGAACTTAATGCTCCTATGGCAAACCCACTGACAGGTAAACCTGCAAATCAAAAATTGGACAATAAAACTGGAAGAGCCTCTGACGAATACAAAAAAGCATTCTGGAATGCCATGCGTACTCGTGCCGGTGAAGGTCTCGACCCCACCATAAGAAATGCTCTTCAAGTTGGTACAGACACTGAAGGTGGCTATTTAGTACCTGATGAGTTTGAGAGAACTCTTATAGAAGCACTTGAAGAAGAAAATATCTTCCGTACATTGGCTAATGTCATCACAACTTCTTCAGGTGACCGCAAGATACCTGTTGTGGCATCAAAAGGAACTGCGTCATGGATTGATGAGGAAGGTGCAATTCCTGAATCAGATGATAGCTTTGGTCAAGTGTCAATTGGAGCCTATAAGCTTGGTACTTTAATAAAGGTTTCTGAAGAACTATTAAACGATAGTGTGTTTAATTTGGAAGCCTATATCTCTAAAGAGTTTGCAAGACGTATAGGTAACAAGGAAGAAGAAGCTTTCTTTTCTGGTGATGGTTCTGGTAAACCTACAGGAATATTTGCAGCCACAGGAGGCGCACAGCTTGGTGTAACAACAGCAGGTACTACTGCTATTACTCTTGATGAAGTGCTTGATTTGTTTTATTCCTTAAAAGCACCTTATCGTAATAAGTCTGTATTTGTTATGAATGATTCAACAGTAAAAGCAATTCGTAAACTAAAAGATGGTCAAGGTCAGTACCTATGGCAGCCATCAATACAGGCTGGAACACCTGATACAATCTTAAACCGTCCACTATACACTTCATCTTTTGTACCAACAATTGAAGCAGGAGCAAAGACTATAGCATTCGGTGATTTCAGCTATTACTGGGTAGCCGACCGTCAAGGGCGTGTGTTTAAGAGGTTAAATGAGCTTTATGCTGTAACAGGTCAAGTAGGCTTTGTAGCTACTCAACGTGTGGATGGAAAACTGATTCTGCCTGAAGCTATTAAAGTACTTCAACAGAAGGCGTAATGGAGGTCTCTTATGAGTTATTCAACTAAAAACTATACTGAGCAAGGTGGAGAAAAAACCGTCATTGGCGGTACTCTTGAAATTAAGAAAGGAGCCTCAGTAACGGGGCTTCCTGCAGCTAAAAACCAAGCTGCAAGCACTGCTACTACTATAGCAGGTTTAAAGGATAACTTTAATGAACTTCTTCTTAAGCTGAAAG